CTAACAAAGATGATTTAATAGGTCTTTGGAGAGCAAGTGAAGTAGATGGAACGACAGCTGTAGATGCAACTGGAAATAATAATGGGAGTATAAAAAATTCATTAGGAACCTCATCTGAAGTTCCATCCTAAAATAAATAAATCTAAAATATTTGGATTTATAAAAAAATAATTTATATATTTGTCCCCAAACAAAATATATAGATATTATGAAATTTAAACCAAACGGATCGTGGGTTGTCCTTCCAGACCCAACAATCTCTGAAACAGAATCAGGTATTATATTAGATGAAGCAACCTCTATAGCAAATGCTAAACGCGCTAATGTATTGGAGGTATTAGCTGCCGGACCTTCATGTACATTTATTAAAACAGGTGATACTATAATGGTAGATCCCAGAACAGAAGCGGTAAAATGCCGTTTAGATAATAAAGATATGCTGTTAGTTGGAGAACATCAAGTATTAGGTAAGTGGTAAAAGGATCTGTTACTATTTCTATAGATGATTATCATACTTTATTAGATTCAAAAACTGAGTCTTCTGAATTAAAAGATAGGCTAAATACTGCGGTAAAAGAATTACAAGTATTTTTATCTTTTTTATGTACACGAGAAAATTTAGAAAAATATGTAGAAGAATTTAATCGTCAATCAAAGACTTCAAAGATTAATATTAATGGGGGAATTGCTAAGATAGAATTAAAAGATGATTAGATTAATATTAAGACGCTATAAATTCTTACATTATTTAGGTTTTCATAATGATGATTGTCGACGTAGAATTTATACAACTAAGAAAGATTATTTATGCTTAAGAACAGGTAAAACACATAAAAAAATTATATTATGAGCTTTTTAAAACACTTAAAAAAATCTACACATACAGACGATACAAGATGGATTGTTAAGTATGATAAAAAAGAAAAAATAAAAGAAGTGAAACAAATTTATAAACCTTCAGAGTATTATGCTATGAACTTACATAAAGGTAAAAATGCAAAACCTTTACATAATAAAAACGCTTTGATTAAAATATTAGAAAATGATAAAGAGAAAAATAACCGTTAATATAAATAGTACCTTAAAATATATTCAACTATGGAATGGTATATTTAATTTAACAGATAAAGAAATGCAAATACTGTCTACTTTTATAGATGTACAGATAGTCACTGAAGAAATGAATCTATGCAGTGTATTAAATAAGAAAAAGGTATCTAAAATAGTAGGGATTTGGGATTATAATACCTTAAATAATTATATTAAAAAATTTAAAGATAAAGGGGCTATATTAAAACAAAATGGTTATTATAAGCTTAATCCTTTTTTAAATCCAGAAACAGATAGTGTTAATGTAACAATACAACGATGACAAATAAAAACTTAAAGCTAGATGATGTATATAATTATATAGTTCCTTCTTATTTTCAAGTAGGGGATTGTGAAATAGTAATTCTACAAGATCCAGAGGGTAATTTATTAACTGTAAAAGTACAATATGACTGATAAAAATAATGATGATATAAGTAAAGAAAGTGATTTATACCATAAACCCCCAAGTATATTACAAATGATAACTAATTTTGGGAGAGACTTAACTACATATATTAAAAAAGGAGCCCCTAATGTATCTCCAGAAGATTATTCAGATAGATTAGATGCATGTAAAGCGTGTCCTCATTTAAGATCATCTCATATGAGGTGTGGTAAATGTGGGTGTTTAATAGAACATAAGGCTAAATGGAAAACAACTAGATGTCCTGATACCCCTGAAAGATGGGTGAAACAAGAGAATATTTCTAATGATAAAAAATAGAAAAGAAATTATTTATTATTTAGCAAATAAATATAATCTACCATTACAGTCAATCGATAAGATCATAACATATCAATTTAAATATGTATCTAAAATAATGAAGAAAGGAGATTTTGAATCTATACGTATCCCATATTTTGGTAAGTTCTCTGTCAATCCAAATAGAGTTAAATATTTAACAGCATTAAAGAATAAAAAAGATAATGAATAAAAAGAAAACTAAGAAGAAAGTATATTTAAATGGTATCCCTAAGAAGATTGATTATGATGCTTATATGGTTATACGTAATCAAGAAGAACAGCTATCTAATCATGAATCAGCTTTACTTAAATATGTTTTAATCTATGAAGATAAGAAAAAACCTACCGATGATGAAAAATTATTACACGAGTATTGTATGCAATTCCCTACTATTACTGAATCTTTAAAACAAATTAAAGAAGAAAAAAATAATGAAGAAGTTAAAGTATAATATAAGGGCAAGTTTAATTAGGTTTTTATTAAAAATTTGTACATTTTTGAAGGGACATTGTTATTGTACAAATGAGTTTTATTATGAAACAAAAGAACTTCAAATAAAAGATATAAAGAATACTTGGGCTAAAAACATATTTGAAGAGATTGATATGGATATACTATTAAAAGAAAATATAGAAGGTCCAAAAGATAAAAATAAAACTTGGAAAAAGTTATTAGAAGATATTAAAATTAATGGTATTAAAGATAACCTTAAAGTAGTAAAAAGTAAATATGGGTATGAAATATTAGATGGAAATCATCGTATTAAAATATTAGAATATTTATACGGAAAAGATTATAAAGTTATAGTAGATGTATACTTAAATCATAAAAAGTATTTACCTTATTGCTCTCCCGCTGCTGTTACAAGAATGGTAGATGAAGTAGAGTATACGAAACTTATTATAAATCAAAGATTAATGGAAACTAAAAATAAAATATATGGGACTAAATGCTGATTTAATATATATTAAAGATAATAAAGCTATCCCTAGTTCTTACTCTAAAACAATCCTAGAGTTCAAAGAATTAAATACTCAAGAACTAGGATTTATATATTTTATGGAAGATCATAAAAGTCCTTTTTCAGTTTATGAGAGAGAACAACGTATTATTGAAGTAAAAAATAGTATATTTGGGGAAAATAAAAAGTGGAAACCCTCTGAAAAAGTTTTAATAGGGTGTAAAAAATATGAAGCTTTAATAGAAACTTCAGCGGTACGATTATTAAAAGCTGCTAGAGAATCAATAGTAAAATTAGAAAAATACTTTAGAGATATAGATTTACATTTAATGGATGACCATGGTAAACCTATATTTCACGCAAAAGATTTAATAGCTAATTTATCTAATATGGGGAAAGTGATAGATGGATTATCAAGACTAGAAGAGATAGTTAAAAAAGAAGAACAAGCCGCCAATACAAATAGAGGTGGAATTGAAGTAAATAAATATAGTATGTAATGGATTTTTTAGAAGATTTAGAACTTTATGAAAGAGCAATGAACAATGCTTATGATATTATAACTAAACGTAAAACTTTAGATGATATTTATTATAATCTAGAAAGAGATGAAATAGATGATTTTCCTCTACCATTTGATCCAATGAAAGAAGATGGTAGAACTGATGATGTAATAGATATAGTTGTTGAGCATTTTACAAGTACAGAAGAGTATGAGAAGTGTGCTGAGTTAGTTAAAATAAAACATAAATGTCAGGATTTAAAGATATAAACAGAATAAGACCATCTGCAATACATTTTCTTAAGTATGGGGCATATACTAATACACTCCCAGGAACAAGAGAATATTATGACTTCTGGGATGAAGAGAAGAAACGTTGTCTATACGGGTATAAAATAGATGAGTTACATGTGACAGGATTTCATTATTTTTATTTAAACTACTGTCCTATTGATAGGGCAATAGATGAAGAGATGCCTGATGGCACAGTACAAGCTAAACGTGAAAGAACATTCCCTAGATTTTACGATGGTGATTACGAATATTTTCATGAAATAGATAAAGCTAGAGCAGATAATAAACATATGATTGTTTTAAAAGCAAGACGTAAGGGGTATTCTTATAAGGCTGGGTCTATGCTTGCTCGTAATTACTTCTTTGTAAAAAACTCTAAAAACTTTGTATTTGCATCATCAAAAGAATTTTTAATTGGTGATGGGCTCTTATCAAAATCATGGGAGTTTTTGTCTTTTATAGATGATCATACTGCATGGTCCCAACCTAGGTTAAAGGATAGGGAGATGCATAAGATGTCCGGATATAAGAAGAAAGTAAATGGACTAGAAATTGAGATGGGGATGAAGTCTCAGATTATGGGGGTATCATTAAAAGATAATCCAGATAAAGTAAGGGGTAAGGCAGGGGAACTAGTCTTTTTTGAAGAAGCAGGATCTTTCCCAGGATTATTAAAAGCTTGGGAGGTAACAATGCCTACAATGAGGCAAGGTAGTAAAACTTTAGGGATGATGGTTGCTTTTGGTACAGGTGGAACTGAAGGAGCAGATTTTGAAGCTATGGAAGAAATATTTTATAATCCTGCAGCATATGATTGTATGGATTATGAAAATACTTGGGATGAAGGCGCTATAGGTACAACTTGTGGGTATTTTATTCCTATTCAAACTAATTTAGATGGATTTATAGATGATTTTGGAAATTCTTTAAAAGAAACTGCTATAGAGTATGAAAAAGAAATGAGGGAAAAGAAGAAGGGTGCTGCTGATGCTAAATCATTAGACCAATATATAGCCGAGCACCCTTTCTCTCCTCAAGAAGCTACATTACAAGTTACTTCTAATTTATTTGATGTGGCATCATTACAAGAACAGTATAATATAGTTAAATCAAGGGGATTACAGAGTATAGGGACAGTAGGTAAACTATATCATAACTCTAAAGGGGAAGTTAAATTTACTATTGATGGGGATTTAAAACAAATTACAAAATATCCTCATAGAAAAGATGATGACAAAACTGGGGCAATAGTTATATATGAAGCCCCATATAAAAATCAAAAACAACAAGTACCTGTAAATATGTATGTAATTTGCCATGATCCATACGGTCAAAATCAGTCTGCAGATTCTACATCTTTAGGGGCAGCTTATGTTTTAAAACGCCCTAATAATTTATCACAGCCTGATGATCTTATTGTAGCTTCATATGTAGGGAGACCTAAAACACAAGATGATTATAATAGAAATTTGTTTTTATTAGCAGATTATTATGGGTGTAAGATAGGATTTGAGAATGATCGTGGTGAAGTTATTGCGTACGCTAAAAGATATAGAAAGTTAAATAAACTTCAAGAAGAGTTTGAAATGTTAGACAAAAAAGAACTTAGAAGTAAGACAGTAAAACGTCAATATGGAATGCATATGACTGAGGCTAGAAAGCGCCAAGGAGAAATATATATAAGAGATTGGTTAAATACTGTAAGAAATACAGATGAGAATGGAAAACAATTATTAAATTTGCATAAAATTTATGATCCTGCTTTTTTAACAGAGTTGATAAAATTTAATCATAAAGGTAACTTTGACCGTGTAATGGCGTTTATGATCGGGATGTATCATACTAGAGAATTATATAATGCAGAGGTTAAAGATATACTAGAAGATAGGGCTACAGATAAGTGGTTCGATAAAAATTATTATTAAAATGGAAAAAGATAAGAATAAATTACCTTATAACCCTCTACCAGAATACTTAGCAATAGGTCCGTCACAAATACATGGAGCTGGGATTCTCGCTAAAGAAGATATTCCGGGAGAGGTTGTTATGGGTATAAGTCATGTATATGATCCAGCATTTCAACATAATTATATTAGAACTCCTTTAGGGGGGTTTGTTAATCATTCAGATCATCCAAATTGCGAATTAATTGAAGAAGATGATGATTATCATTATAAAAAATTAAAAACATCTAGAAAAATAGAACAAGGGGAAGAATTAACTTTAAAATACAGTTTGTATGATCTTTGTGATTATTTATAGTGTTATATTTATAAACATATAGGGAATATTTAAATGTATAGTAGAAGCGGAAGAAAATTTAATTAAATTTGTAGATTATGGGATATGATAAAATACCGAGACAAAAACTCTCGATTACTAAAAAAAATAAGAAGTGGGGAGAAGAATGTGTTGAAGCATTTATAGACTTGTCTAATTCAGGGGCAAGTCCTTCTAATAAAAAAGATGACCTTAAAATATTATATGATTACTATAACGGTGTAATTGATGAGGGAGATTATAATTACGTACTAAAACCTTACGGGAAATCTCGTAAGAATTTTCCTTCTGAAATGCGTAATTACCCAATTATCAAACCCATAATTGACCTTCTTCTAGGGGAAAAATCTAAGAGACCTCTCAATTACACTGTTACAGTACAAAACCCTGATACTATCTCAGAAAAAGAGAATGCAAAATCTCACCTTATATATCAAAATTTACAAATGAGATTTATGCAAGCTTTGCAGCAACAAGGTCAAGATGTAGGAGTTGATCCTGAACAAGAAATAGAATTACCAGAACAATTAGCAGAGTTATTTGAGAATAGTTATGTAGATAATAGAGCAATCTTAGGTCAACAATCTATGAACTATATATTACAAGAACAAGAAGTATATGACAAGATACAAAAAGCTTGGTTTCATTATTTAGTTACAGGGGAGGTATATACACATAGAGGTGTTAGATATAATGAACCTTTTTATGAAGTATTAAATCCTTTAGATGTAGACTATGACCTTGACCCAGATTTAGAATTTGTAGAAGATGGGGACTGGGCTTTAGTAAGAAAGTATGTACACGCATCTAGTGTTATTGATGCTTATTATGATAGTTTAACAGAGCAACAAATATTAGAACTAGAAGAACCAAGACATTCAGAAGGTGATGTTTCATTTTTATATGCTAACTCTGGGAATAAAAATGTTAATTCTTTTAGAAATAGATTAGTTGAAGTTGTAAATGTATATTGGAAATCTAGAAAAAGAATAGGATTTGTAACTTATTTAGACCCTCAAACAGGAACAGTAGAAGAAATAGAAGTGGAAGATGGATTTAGAATGCCTATAGAAATGAAAGAAGCAGGGGCTAAAATAGACTGGAGATGGATAAATGAAGTATGGGAGGGAACAAGAATTGATGGTAGATTTTATATTAATATAAATCCAATTGCTAATCAGAGACTATCTTTAGATAATCCATCAAAATGTAAATTACCTATTAACGGAAGACGTTATTCAGATACAAACTCTTCTAATATATCTTTAGTAAAACTTGGGATACCTTATCAGTTAAATTATAATATTTATAAATATAGATTAGAACTTGCAATAGCTAGAAGTAAAGATATTATTGCACAGTTTGATATTAATATGATCCCTAAAAAATGGGACATGGATAAGTTTATGTATTATGTTGAAGGTACTGGTATTGCTTGGGTAGACTATAATAAAGAAGGTATACAATTAAATCCTCAACATCAATCTGTTATGGATATGTCTATTAAAACAATTGGGCAATACATACAGTTATTAGAATCTATTTTAGTAGAATGGGAAAAAATATCTGGAGTAAGTAGACAAAGACAGGGTGAAATTGGGGCATATGAAGGTAAAGCATCTTCACAACAAGCTATATTACAATCATCACATATTACCGAAGATCTATTTAGAAAATTTGAGAGAATGGAACAACGAGATTTCCAAGCATTATTAGATTATTCTAAAGAGGCATGGTTAGGAGGTAAAAAAGGAATGTATGTTATGCCTGATGGTACTACTGATTTCTTAGATGTAGATAGTATGCAGCATATGGAAAGTAATTATGGAATATTTGTTTCTGATGCAGGTAAAGATCAAGAGAAATTACAAAATATTAAAGGATTAACACAAGCTATGATGCAGAACGGTGCTAAACCAGGAGATATAGCTGAGTTGTTAGATTCTGATAGTTTTACACAAATTAAAGCAAATCTTAAAAAAGCTGACAGAGCTCAAGAAGAGTTAGAGCAAGCTCAGCAAGAAGCTCAACAGCAAATGCAAGAACAGCAACTAGAATCTCAACAAATGATGCAAGAAGCTGAAAATTTAGAAAAAGAAAAAGATAGGCAAAAAGATATTGAAATAGCTTTAATTAGTGCTGAGTCTAAAAAAGACGATGAAGCAAATACTTTAAATCTTGAAAAAATGGTTAGAGATTTTGAAATTAAAGAAAGAGAACTTGAAATAAGAGAAAAAGAATTAAATGAAAAAATGAGGGGGAGTCAAGAATCTGAAAGCATTGCTAGAGAGTCAAATCAAGTTAAAAGAGAAGACAGTAAAGTAAAGAAGGAAATAGCTGATAAGAATGCCAACAAACCAAGTTAGGAGAGAATTATTAAATAGAGCTAAAGCTTCTGGGTTTCCTGGGAGTATAACTGAAGTGTTTCAGGCTGCAGATCAAGGGATAGATCTAATTGAAGAGCATCAAATGCAAGAGCAACAACAAGAAGTACAAGTTGCTCAAACTCCAGAACAACAAGAAGTAGGATTAAGGGAACAACATGCTATGGGGAACACTCAAGCTAGTATGGTTTTCCCTGATGTACAGCCTAATCAGTCATTTAATACTGTTGGGATGGCAGCTCCTATTGATATACAAAAGATAGATGATCAAGGACATTTAGTAGAAAGTTATAAGAATGTACCCCCAGGAATACAAGATTTACCAACTGGTCCATCAGAAGGAACAGTAATA